GCTGACGATGCTGACCTAGCTTCACGTGCTTTAGATTTGTTTAAAAAAGATTTTGGTATAGAACCTACAAAGACAAAGTCATCTTCTAAACAGACTAGAAAATCTGCTGCTGATATGGTATCTACAAAAACAACAAGCGTAGAACCTAAACAACAAAAGATTTGGTCTGAAAAGGAGATTGCTGCCATGAGTGTTGCAGAATTTGATAAGTACGAACAGGAAATATCAGATGCAATGCAAGAAGGCAGAATCGTAAAGTAAACTATATTTAACTACAAGGAGAATGTATCATGGCTCAATATTTTGAACCTTCAACAGATACTGATGCTAACTTTGCTAACTCCGTAGCTGGACAAACTAATAGTTTCTTCCTACCTTCCGTTTACTCTAAAAAGGTTTTAAACTTCTTTAGAAAATCTTCGGTTGTAGAAGCTATTACTAACACCGACTATGCCGGTGAGATTTCTGCCTACGGAGACTCAGTAAAAATCATCAAAGAACCAGTAATCTCTGTCTCTGATTATACCAGAGGTAGCGACACTACTGCAACTAAACTAACTGACCAAGAACTAACATTAGTTGTTGACAGTGCTAAAGCTTTCAAATTCATCGTAGATGATATTGAAACAAATATGTCACATGTAAACTTTAAAGAAGTAGCTAGTTCATCTGCTGCTTATGCTTTAAGAGATTCATATGATGCTGCTGTTATCGCAACTATGTTCGCTGGAGTTTCTAGTTCATCACCTGACCACGTGTTAGGTACTGACAATGCTACTGACCTAGCTGCTGGAACTTTTGACGGTACTGGTAACTTGGACATTGGTTTTGGTACTAACGAGCATGACCCAATAGACGTTATGGCTAGAATGGCAAGACTATTAGACGAGCAAAATGTTCCTGAAGAAGGAAGATGGTTCGTTGCTGGTCCTGACTTCTACGAAGTTCTAGGTCAAGCTTCTTCTAAATTGTTATCTGTAGACTTCAACGCAGGTCAAGGTTCAATTAGAAACGGTTTAGTATCTAGTGGAAAATTAAGAGGATTTGATATGTACAAGTCTAACAACATTGCTGCAACATCTGCTGCTGCTGGTAAATGTTTAGCTGGTCATATCTCATCTACTGCAACTGCTAACACAATCCTTTCAACAGAAGTCCTAAGAGACCAAAGTTCTTTTGGCGACATCGTGAGAGGTCTTCATGTCTATGGAGCTAAAGTTCTTAGACCTGACGCATTAGTAAGTGCTTTCTACGGTATTGATTAAGAATAATCATTTGGGGGAGTCTTAGGACTCCTCCTTTTTTAGAGGAATAAAATGGAAAACGAAAACATGACAGGAAACCCAAAACCTAGTGGAAATATTTCCTACTATAATTCTTTCAAAGAAAAAGAAGAAAAATGTAGAGAAATGGCTGGATATAATGACAGCTTAAAAGAGGGATATTATAACGAAAAAAATAAAGTGGAGAAATAATGTACGGTAAAAAGAAAATGATGTATGGTGGTGAAGCTCGTCAACAAGCTGCTAGTGGTTTATATGCAAGAAAAAAAATGAAACATGGTGGACCTCATATGAAAGGTTCTCAACCTATGTATTCTGAGGCTATGCCAAAAGCTAAAGCTAACTAATGAAAGTCTCAGCACCTAAAGGCTATCACTGGATGAAATCCGGTAAGTCTTATAAATTAATGAAAGACCCTTCAGGTGGATATAAACCTCATAAGGGTGCAAGTAAAAAAGCAAACTTTGAAATTCAAAAGGTACATAAAAAATAATGGCTACTACATATCTAGATTTAACTAACGAAGTATTAAGAGAACTTAATGAGATTCCTTTAACGTCTGCAAACTTTGCAGATGCTATAGGTCTTCAAAAGTTTGTAAAAGATACTGTTAATAAATCTATATTTGATATAGCTAACGAAGAACCTCAATTACCTTTCTTTTCTGCAGGAGTTAGTGGAGCTACTGACCCTTTTTATGGTAACGTAACAGTTGCTACAGTTGCAGGACAAAGATGGTATACTTTGAAAGCTGGTAGTTCTAGTATCACTACTGATTATGCTTCAATAGATTGGGATGATTTTTATGTAACAACAATTAACGTAAGTGGAGAAACAGCTCCTTACGTTTCTAAAGGGTTAAGATTTTTAACTCTTGATGATTGGAAAAGATACTACAGAGATAGCGAAAACGAAGACGATGCTAACTCACAAACATATGGAGAACCTAAATTTGTAATTAAGTCTCCAGATAACAGGAAGTTTGGATTAAGTCCTATTCCTGATAAAGTTTACAATGTACACTTTTATGCTTTCGTAAGACCAACTGCTTTATCAGCTTACGATGATACAATGGTTTTACCAGAGCAATACAGTAATATTGTAACAGCTAGAATGAGATATTATGTCTGGCAATTTAAAGAAAGTCCACAACAGGCTGCTTTTGCATTGGATGATTATAGAAAAGGAATAAAACATATGAAGTCTAATCTTATGAATCCAACGCCTAAGTACATGACAGACGATAGAAGATACTTTTAAATTATGGCACGTTCACAACCTTTTACAGTAGCATGTGAAGGCGGTTTAGTTACTGCTTCTAATCAAGTTGATTTGCTACGAAGACCCGGTGTAGCTACAGAGTTAGAAAACTTTGAAGTGGCTATAGAAGGTGGTTATAGAAGAATTAGTGGATTTACTAAGTTTGGTGGAGGTAGTGCAACTCAACCAACTGGAGGAGCTACTACTATACTAGGAGTATTTGCTTATGCAGATGGTGTTATAGTAACTGCTGGTACTAACATTTATTTTAGTAACGATGGAGCTACATGGTTACAAATAAATAAATTATCTGCAGGTGGTGGTGATAACTATTCAACTTTTACAGGTAAATCAGCTACTGCAAGAACTGGACAAGGGCAATGTCAGTTTGTACTTTTTGAAGGTGCAACATTTGATTACGGTGAAGTAATTATAGCTGATGGTGCTAATAAGCCTTGGTCTTTTAGAATGGAAGGTACAGGAGCCTTAAATACTAGAACATTTTTTACAAAAGAAATAACTGTAGATGGTACTAATGGAGTTAAATACATAACTATCCATGACCATCATTTAATTGCATCAGGAGTAGAAAATAATTTAAATACTGTTTATTACAGTGTGTACAATGACCCTAATAACTTTACAGGTTCTGGTGCAGGTTCTGTAACTATATCAGACCAAGTACAAGGTATTAAAGGATTTAGAACAGACTTAATAGTTTTTGCAGAAAATAGCATACATAAATTAATAAATATAAATGATAGTTCTAATATTCGTATAGACCCTATTACAGAAAGTATAGGATGTTTAAGCGGTTATAGTATTCAAGAGATTGGTGGTGACTTAATATTTTTAGCACCGGATGGATTAAGAACAGTAGCTGGTACAGCAAGAATTGGTGACGTAGAGTTAGGAACTGTTAGTAAAGCTATACAACCTATAATGAAGGAAGTAGCTGAAAACATTAATAACTTTAGAATAACAAGTATAGTATTAAGAGAAAAGTCACAGTACAGATTATTTTATAGTAATGTTAATGCAGTAGCTGCAGGACAAAAAGGAATTATAGGAACACTAAGACCAAACGGTTTTGAGTGGTCAGAAACAAAAGGATTAGAAGTAACAGAAATAGGTTCAGGATTTGATACAACAGGTGTTGAAAAATATTATCACGGGAATAATTCAGGTTATGTGTTTGTACATGATTCAGGTAATGATTTTGATGGAACTGCTATATTAGCAAGATATGCTACACCAGATTATGATTATGGTGATTTAGGAACTTTAAAAACTTTACACTATTTAAAAGTTTCAATAGCAGCAGAAGGATTGGTTACTCCAGAAGTTCAAGTTAAGTTTGACTATAACAGCGGAGACGTGCCACAAATATCTAGTAATTATTCACTAGGCACAGTAAACCCCTCATCAATATTTGGAAGTGCTGTATTTGGAACAAATATATTTGGTGCATCAGCATCACCAATGTTGAGAACACCATTACAAGGAAGTGGAACTTCAAACAACTTTACGGTGATTACAAACGATAGTAAATCACCTTACAGAATTAATGGTTTATATGTAGATTACATACCTTCAGGTAGGAGATAAAAACAATGGCAGGTTATATAAGACAAAGTACTTTCGTAGATGGCGATACAATTACTGCTGCATTATTTAACAACGAATATAATCAGTTAGTTAATGCATTTAGTAATACCAGTGGTCACAAACACGATGGTACAACAGCAGAAGGACCAGTAATAGGTTTAATTGGAGATGCTGGTGAAACTTCTCCAAACAACAAAGTATTGATAGATACTACAAATAATTATATAGAATTTTATGTAGAAGTATCTTCAGCATCTGTACAACAATTATACATTGCAGATGGAGCTATTATTCCTGTCACAGATAGCGACATTGACTTAGGTACAACAAGTTTAAGATTTAAAGATACATATACAGATACAGTTACTACTACCGGTAATGTTAGTATTGGTGGTGATTTAACTGTTACAGGTAGTGCAACTATCTCAGGTAATCTTACTTTTGGTGATGCTGATACCGATAGTATTAATCTAGCTGCTGAAATTGATTCAAATGTTATACCAAACACAGATAATACTTATGACTTAGGAAGCTCTTCAAAAGAGTGGAAAGATATTTATATTGATGGTACAGCTTACTTAGATGCTATAAACTTTAATGGTACAGCAATTACCTCAACTGCTGCTGAACTAAACATATTAGATGGAGTGACATCCACAGCAGCCGAGTTAAACATTTTAGACGGAGTTACAAGTACAACTGCAGAGCTTAATATTTTAGATGGAGTTACTGCAACTGCTGCAGAAATTAACTTGTTAGACGGTGTAACTTCTACAACTGCAGAATTAAACATCTTAGATGGTGTAACAGCTACAGCAACTGAAATAAACTTACTTGATGGAGTCACAGCTACTACATCAGAACTTAACATACTTGATGGTGTTACTTCAACAGCTACAGAGATTAATATTGTAGATGGTGATACAACAGCAACTTCAACAACTTTAGCAGATGCTGATAGAGTTGTAGTTAATGATGCTGGTACTATGGTACAAGTTGCTCTTACAGATTTTGAAACATACTTTGAAGGTGCTTTAGATACACTAAGTAATGTTACAACTGTTGGAGCTTTAAATGCTGGTAGTATTACTTCAGGCTTTGGAGCTATTGATAATGGCTCATCAGCTATTACAACTACAGGTACAGTAACTTATGGAAGTTTATCAGATGGTACAATAACTATCACAGCTTTTGTAGATGAAGATGATATGTCTTCAGATTCTGCAACGCTTGTACCAACTCAACAATCTGTAAAAGCTTATGTAGACTCTCAGGTTACTGCACAGGACTTAGACTTTGCAGGTGATACAGGCGGTGCTTTAAGTATTGACCTCGACTCAGAAAGCCTTACAATCGCTGGTGGAACTGGTATTGATACTAGTGGAGCTACTAACACTTTAACAGTTGCAATAGATTCTACAGTTGCTACTCTTACAGGAACACAGACTTTAACAAATAAAACACTTACAAGTCCAGATGTAAATACTCCAGACATTGATGGTGGTACTATTGATGGTACTGTTATTGGTGGTACAACTCCAGCAGCAGGTACATTTACAACCCTTACAGCTAATACATCTATAACAGGTACACTAGCTACAGCAGCTCAACCTAATATTACAAGTCTTGGTACGCTTACAACACTTACAGTAGATGATATAACTATTAATGGTTCTACTATTTCTGATAGTAGCGACCTAACATTAGATGTAGCAGGAGATATTATTTTTAATGCTGATGGTGGTGATTGGAAATTTCAAGATGGAGCTGCGGGTATACTTGAAATACAAAATGATGGTAGTGGTAATGCAGTTTTAATTACTACTACAGCCGATAAAGATATGAGATTCTTAGGCAATGATGGTGGCTCAACCATCACAGCCCTTACTCTTGATATGTCAGCAGCAGGTGCAGCTACGTTTAATAGCACAATCAATAACGTAGGTATTCTTGCAGATGCTACAAATTTCTCTGAAAGTATACTTATTAGTAATGATGCAGGTACAGGAACTTTATCTACTGCTGGTGCAAATACTGGATTAGGTTTTGAAGTTTTTGATGATTTAACATCTGGTGACAACAATGTTGGTCTTGGAAGAAAAGCATTAACAAAATTAACAACAGGTTCGAACAACATAGGCATAGGTGCAAATGCTTTAGCAGCCACTACAACAGGCGGTACTAATACAGTAGTTGGCGGAGAGGGTATGGCAGCTAACACTACAGGAAGTTTTAACACAGCTATAGGCTATAATGTTATGGCTTCAAATACAGAAGGTGAAAGTAACGTAGCTGTCGGATGGGGTGCCTTAGATGCAAACACTACAGCAGACAACAATACAGCAGTTGGTAAAAATGCTTTAACAGCAAACACTACAGGTGCAGGTAATACTGCTGTGGGTGCAGTTGCAGGTTTATCTGTAACGACAGGCTCTAATAATTCGTTATTTGGCTATGGTGCAGGTGATGCAATTACTACAGGTGCTTCAAATGTTTCTATAGGAGCATTTTCTCTAAGTGCTGCAACTACATCTTCTTACAACACCGCAATTGGTCAGTCAGCTTTAGGTGCAAACACTACAGGTGCAGGTAATATTGGAATTGGATTTAATGCCTTGACTACAAATACAGGAAGCTCATTAAACATTGCAATAGGTAATGGTGCATTAGATGCATTCAATGTAGCTTCAGGTAATGGCTACAATATTGCTATTGGAGAAAATGCAGGTGGAGCAGTAACCACAGGTGTTCAAAATACACTCATAGGTGGTTTAGCAGGTGATGCTATTACAACAGGTAGTAGTAACTCAGTATTAGGTTATTTAGCACTAAGTTCAAACACCGATGGTGGTGCAAATACAGCTATAGGTCATCAAGCCTTATTTGCTAATACTACAGCTTCTAATCTCACAGCAGTCGGTAAGGATGCCTTAACAGCAAACACTACTGGTACTGCAAATACAGCAGTCGGTGCTTTTGCTCTTGATGCAAACACTACAGCATCTAACAATACAGCAGTTGGTGATTTAGCACTATCAGCAAACACTACAGGTACACAACATACAGCAATTGGTACTAAAGCCTTAGATGCCAACACAACAGGTAATGATAATACTGCTATAGGTAAAAGTTCATTAGGTGCTAATACCACAGGTGCTAATAACACAGCAGTTGGAGAAAGTTCATTAGCATTAAATACAACCGCATCAAACAACACCGCAGTTGGTAAAGATGCTTTAAATCAAAACACTACAGCTACTCAAAACGTAGCAGTCGGGAGTAGTGCAGGTGCTGCAATAACTACTGGTGGTTACAATTCAGTAGTTGGAGCTTATGCTTTACAAGCAAATACAACAGGTCAATATAACGTAGCAATCGGTAGAGAAGCTTTGAAATCTAATACTACAGCAGACAGTAATACTGCTGTTGGTAGAAATGCCTTATCAGAAAACACTACAGGTACAAAAAATACTGTTATGGGTGCTTTAGCTGGTGATGCTATAACTACAGCAGATAACAATACTGCTGTTGGCATGAGTTCTTTAGGTGCAACAACAACTGGTGCAGGTAATACTGCTATAGGTCAAGGTTCATTACAAGCAAACACTACAGCAGATAACAACACCGCAGTTGGTTTTAGTGCATTAAATGTAAATACTACAGGTACTCAGAATACCGCAGTAGGTGCTTTAGCTTTAGATGCTAATACTACTGCTTCTCTAAATACAGCAGTAGGTTATACCGCACTTGGTTCAACAACTACTGGTGGGAGTAATACAGCTATAGGATTAAACTCTATGGCAGCCAATACAACAGGTACAAGAAATACCGCAGCAGGACAACAAAGTCTTACAGCCAATACTATTGCAAACGATAACACAGCTTTTGGTTATCAATCACTTTTTAGTAATACTACTGGGAGTGATAATACTGCATTAGGTTTAGGAGCTTTAGCAAGTAATAGTACAGCAAGTAACAACACAGCTATAGGTAGAAGTGCTTTATTATCAAACACTACAGGTACTCAACAAGTAGCAGTTGGTTCTTTAGCACTAGATGCTTGTACAACAGGAAGTTATAATACAGCAGTTGGTCATGAAGCAGCTTCGCAAATTACTACAGGTTCAGAAAATACAGCAGTTGGTAATCGTGCTTTATTTACAACCAGTACAGGTAATTACAATACAGCACTTGGCTTAGGTTCTTTACAACATAACACAACTGCATCAAATAATACCGCAGTTGGTTATCTTAGTTTATATGAAAACACAACAGGTATAAATAATACAGCAGTTGGTAAAAGTGCTTTACAAGTAAACACTACAGGCGGATATAATGTTGCTGTTGGACTAAGTTCACTTGATGCTAATACTACAGGTGGTAGTAATGTAGCAGTAGGTTGGAATACTCTAAGTGCTAATACGACAGCAAATAATAATACAGCAGTTGGTGATAATTCTTTAGCAGCAAACACTACAGGTGCTGCAAACGTAGCTGTTGGAGCTTTATCTTTAGATGCCAATACAACAGGTGCAGAAAATACTGGAAGTGGTGCTGGTGCATTGGGTGCAAATACTACAGGAAGCTATAATTGTGCTTATGGTAGTGCTGCTTTAGATGCTAATACTACCGCAAATAATAATACAGCTATGGGTTTTGGTGCTTTAGGAGCGAACACTACAGGTACTCAAAATGTATGTATAGGTGCGTTTGCAGGTGATGACTACACTAATGGTGATGAAAATATAGTTATTGGATATACTGCTGAGATATCTGGTGCTGGTGGACATAATCAAATAGTTATGGGTAGAGGTGTTGTAGGTAATGCTAATTTATCATTTTGTTTTGGTGAAGGAACAAATGATTCAGCTATAGCTTTTGGTGCTACTTCAATTACAGCTCCTTCAGATATTAGACTTAAAGAAGATATACAAGATGAAGAAGTAGGTTTAAATTTTGTGAAAGACTTAAGACCAGTAACTTTTAGATGGAAAAAAGCTAAAGATGTACCATCTGAACTAAACGCACATTCAGATTCTGAAGAAAGAGTTATGAATGGTAAATACAATCATGGTTTTATAGCTCAAGAAGTTAAAGAAGCTATAGATAAGCACAATCTTAAAGAAGGCTTTGATATGTGGACTGAAGATGAATCAGATGGCAGACAAAGAGTTGGTGATTCTTCATTAATGCCTATTATGGTAAAAGCCTTACAAGAACTTTCATCACAAGTAGATGAATTAAAAGCCGAAATACAAACTTTAAAAGGAGAATAATATGGCA